TTGTTGGGCCAGTGTCTGGCTGCCTGCTGGGAGGCGGAGAGCATGGCGCGGTAGATTCTGGCCGCTGCGTTCTGATCGTTTTCAGTTGAACCGCTAATCCCGTATTGCTTTGCGCAATCAAAGAAGGTTTCGCCACCTACGATATACATTTCTGCGGATATTTCTTCCGCCGCCGCCTCCCGCTTGGCGAGGGCTGCGCGGAGTCCCATGATTTCAGCGGCGGCAGCAAGGCAGAGTTTATGGTAGGCGGTTACCTGCGCCGTCCGTCCCGCCGCTGAACCAAACCCGTCTTCAAGTCTGGCAACTATGTCGTCGCTCACGTTGCGTCTCCTTTGGCGAGGATGGCGGCTTCCAGTATGCGGCGCATTTGCGGACGCGTTACGCAGTCTTTCGATTCGTCCCAATCAACTAACGAGCCAAGCGGGTCGGCTTCTTTCAATGCCGCTACCAGCATCGCTTCCGTAACCACATCCCGCGCATCGCCGGCAGTCTCCGGGGCAGGATGCGCTTCCATAGCGTCATAGCCGCAATCTTCAAGCACATTCAGCAAGTCGTAAATACGGCGCAAGAAACCCTGCGAAATATCGTTGTCGATAGTGACTCGCCCGTCTGCGTGTTCCTCGCAATCTTCCATCATCAGTGCGACTTGCCGAACGAGGCTATTCAGACAGGGAGCGTACTTATCGGGGGCAGGCTGCGCTGGGGCGGCTGCGTAGCGCTCTACAGCAGTATCGAACCCGCGAGTAAATCCTGCGTTGAAGATATGCCTATTGCTCGCCATATCGAGGCTGCTATGGCGAGCAGAAAAGTAGTCTTCTTCGCTGTTTGTTGCATACGCCTCACGCAATGCGATATGGCTTTCGCGGTAAATCGGCACCGCCCGCCGCTGCGCTTCCAGCGTGTCGCAGACTGTGCGGATGGCTTCCGTATAGTCAACGCGAAGGTGTGGCGCGTAATGGCGAAGTTGCGCAATCGCTTCGTCTTCCGTCATCTTCATGGCTTCTGCTCCAGGTTCAGGTTCGGGCGGGAGATGAGTTCGATTAATTCGTATTCACCGCTAATTGAATGGCGGTCGTTGTAAATCAGTCCTGTACGGCATTCCTTGTAGCGCCGCCACTCTACCGGCGCACCCTCCACCAGCGCCTTGCCGCGGGCGAGTTCCGCCGTCAGCGTTGCGACTTGTTCTATCAGCGAGCCTACATTCTCTCGCGCCTCTGCATAATCAAGCCCCTTAAATCCGGCCTCATTGAGTGCAGCAACCAGCGGATACACATGCTCGGAAAAGTTCACAGTTTGCGCGCCAACAATACTGTTGCGGATTGCATTCACCTTATCCGCCATTGCCGTCAGCGTTGCGACTTGGGCGCGGAGGGCTTGCTTTTCGTCTGCCATCGCAATCAGTTGGTCAGCGGCTCGCTTGGCAATCTCGTCAAGCCTGTCGGCGCGCACATATGGAATGCACACCGATACCGGGTCAACGCCGCTGAACCACGTCACCTCCTGCGTATCATCAAACTCGTACAGCCAGTCCTCGCTTTCGTCGCCAATGGCAAGGCCGATGCGCTCTGGTGCTGACTTGTAAAGCGGCAAGGTCGTTTTGTCGGCCGCGTCAATGTCGATCATGTCTTCCGATTCGTCGCTCACAGTCACTCTCCTTTGCCAGATTCGGTTGGGCGGATGGCGGCGTCGATGGCTTCGTCAAATGTCGGGCACTCGCTGATAGGCTCAAGCGAGACGAAGTAATGCGCGCGGTACAAAGGCAGCAAAGTCTTGACTGCGCCATCCTTTACGTTGTCACGGATAAACCGATACCGCCCCGCATCCTTCTCCAACTCCATAACCCTCGCTTGCAGGGCGCGGATGGCGGCGGCTGACTTTGTGTGCAGTTCCGAATGTTTCGCCAAGTAATCCAGCGAGAAAAGCAACTCCGCGTACTCGTTCTGATCGCTCACGGCGACACCTCCTTAACCGTCCCATCCACCTGCTCACGCGGGTCATACGACACGACCAGCGCCAGCAGAACCATGACAACAAAGCCGATGATGCGCGGGTATGTCAGGCGGATTGTCATTTGCGGAACCCCGCGTATTTGCGTGCCAGACGTTCAACGTCTTTGTCCGTTATGTCTTCCTGATCGGTGTCTTCCATCAGCGACTTGCGGGCCTCGGCGCGGTGCTCGTCTGTAACCTCGGGATCGTCGCCGTAGTCGGGCGGTGCCATGTTGTCGTAGGCGGCTTGGAGTCTGGCGAACTTGCTCACGATTGCACCCCGTTCGTCAGGTAGCGCAACTCCATAATGCGGGCCTTGATGTTCTGCACCGCGTCGTGCGCCTTTGCCTGGATTTCCTCGGCTGCGGCTTCGAGCGCGGCTACCTGCGATTCGATGACGGCGGATTCTGCCAGCGGCGGGAATGTTACGTCTACGTACTCGCTGGTGCGGATGTAGGTAGGGCAGCCATCAAGTGACGACGTTGATACAGACTCGCCGCCGTACTCAATGTGCGTGAACTTTGCAATTCTCATGTCTCTCTCCTTTCGTGGTTGCCTTGCGGTAGACGGACTATCCGCCCTCGGTTGCTTGCCTGCAACTACCGTCCGTCGGAATCGTTGCGCGCCTGCAACGGGCGGCGTTATAGTCAGCAGACCGAAACAACTGAGGCAATGTGTTATGGACTTTAAAGGCTTCCCGAAAATGGCAAGACTCTCGCGTGAGTGCATTATCACCGAGAAGATCGACGGCACGAACGCGCAGGTCTGCATTACGCCAGATGGCGGTTTCTTTGTCGGCAGCCGCACGCGCTGGATTACGCCGGAAGATGACAATTTCGGATTTGCACGGTGGGCTTACGAACGCAAGGACGAACTGATGGCGCTTGGCGTTGGTCAGCACTTTGGCGAGTGGTGGGGCCAAGGCATCCAGCGCGGCTATGGCATGACGGAGCGCCGGTTTTCGCTGTTTAACGTCACGCGCTGGGGTGATTCCCGGCCAGAATGCTGCCATGTGGTTCCGACGCTTTACCGTGGGATGTTCAGCGAACACGAAATAAGCATCACGCTTGATACCTTGTCATTGGGCGGAAGTGTTGCTGCGCCCGGTTTTATGAAGCCGGAAGGCATCATCATTTACCACACGGCCGCCGGAATCGGATTCAAGAAGACCATCGAAAAAGACGAACAGCCAAAAGGTAAAGCGCAATGAAGTTCACAACAATGGAAAAACTCCTGCGACTGGTAGCCCGCGCCCGCGCTGCCGGATCGTCTGACGCTCACGTTGCGGCGTATATCGGCGTGAACCGTTCCACGCTGTCCCGCTGGCTGTCTGGCGAGACTGATCCGAACGCTACTACGGATAGCGTCAACAAGATTTCGGCGGCTTATCGGAGGGGGTGGAAATGAAAACCGCCCAACTCCGCAAACTTCGCGGCGGCTACTTCGCTAAATTCTACACGCTCGGATGGCACCGCATCGACGCGACACTTTACTGGCAACATCAATCAGAGCCGTCTCCGTATATCGAAACTACCGAGTATCAATCGCCAGCCGATACGATTGACGCGTGGCTCGGTGTTGCGTTCTGGTGCGCGCTGGCTGTCGGTTGTGCGCTGTTGGGGTATGTGGTGGTGCTGTCGTGACCCGCCGCCACAAAGACGCCCCGCCATTCCTCGGCAGACTGTACGGTGACGCGCTGCTACAGGCTTACGCGGACTGTGCAAGCATCGCCGACCTCTGCTTGCAGGCCGGCGTCAAGCGGTGGGAGTTGCATCGGTGGGTTAGGGAGGCGCGGAATGGCAGACCGGAATGATCCGGCATGGCACAGGCACTACGCACGGGTTCTGCTCACGCAAGCCCGTGTGTTCAAGTTGCGCGGCCAGCCGTTCTACACTGACCTGCTGACATGGGCGAAACGTGCCAGAACCAGAGCGCACGCAATCAAGCCAGAACCGAGACAGTTGGAGTTGCTATGAAAACCATCACCCGCCTTTCCGCCCAATACGACGCACGCCACCCGCACGACGGGCGCACAGTGCCAAGCAAGCCGGCCAGAACATGGGCCGACGACGTTATGGCGGACTTCTATCCGGCACTGTTTCAGGTGCGCAAGATGAACCGCAAGGAACGCGCTCGGCTAGTGAAGGATATTCCGCGTGTCTGACAAGCCAATATGCTACGTCTCTTTTTCTGGTGGCGAAACGTCGGCGTATATGGCGCGTCGGATGCTTGACAAGCATTCTGCCGACTACGACTTGCGTTTTGTATTTGCGAACACCGGACAGGAGCATGAAAAAACACTTCAGTTTGTTGATCGCTGCGACCGTGAATGGGGTCTGAATGTTGTATGGCTTGAGGCAGAAGTCATTGACGGCAAGGGAAATGGCACAACCTACCGCGTCACCGACCTTGCAAACGCCAGCCGTGACGGTCGTCCGTTTGAAGATGTAATCAGGAAGTACGGTGTTCCAAACTCTACGGCACCGCACTGTACGCGGGAGTTAAAGTCACAGCCAATAGCGTCATACATCCGTGACAATCGGGATGGTAGGGACTTCAGGATTGCCATTGGCATCCGATCCGACGAAATAGACCGTATCGACGTAAAGGCAAAAAAGAAAAAATATATCTACCCTCTGATTTCGTCATTTCCGACTTTCAAGTATGACGTTAAAGGGTTCTGGTCGAATCAGTCGTTTTCGCTTGGTCTTCCAGAGCACCTTGGCAACTGCTTGTGGTGCTGGAAACAGTCAGGAAGGAAGCATGGCATACTTGCGCGGTCTGTCCCGGAAATATACGACTTTCCAGCCAGAATGGAGCGCGAATACGGATCAGTAAATAGCGACCGTCCGCGTGTGTTCTTCCGCGGCAACACGTCTACAGAAATGCTGATGCGTGGAGAAATGAAGGACTTTGATAAGGATGATCCCAATGGGTGTTCGGAAAGTTGCGAGGCTTTCGCCTTCGGAGACGATGATGTGTAACGACTGCCCCAAACCAGGCATCTACAACCTGCACTGCATCCACTGCGCCGCTCGGTTCCTGCTGTCGTGGCACGGCGACCGCAAACTGACCGCAGACATGCTGTGCAGCAAGTACGGGCACAACCGCGGCCAGTTAAGGGAGGTTTTCAAGGCAATGGAAAAGGCCCGCTAGTGCGGGCCTTGTTGTGTAGGGTTAGTATGTCCGCCTAGTCTTCGGTAATTCCCCCTGCGCGTATTCTTTCAACCATCGCAAAGTGACCACGAAGGCTTCCTTCCGATGCCTCATCCTGCGCGATATGACCGCCTACGCGGTTCTTGTATTCATCAAGTCTCCACACAAGAGTTTCTGCATACCTTCCACCTTCCATTGATGAACTATCCCGGTCTATTGTAGACACAGAGTAGAAGTCTTCACCGTGGCATACTGTTGTAGCGGCAAGAAACTTGCTAGCCATACCCATCCCTCACTGGTAGTTAAAAACGCGTCTTCTGCATTCGTGGATGGTGGCGACCCGTAGGCCGTCGCGCGCCTGAACCGTTTGTAACTCACCACCCACGAATGCAGGCTATCTCTAGCCAACACCCGCCGGACACATCACCCATCGGCAGTCCGACGCCGCCGCCCGTCCGTGGGCTAATCAGAATGGAATCGGCTCCTCGTCGCTGTCCGCCGGCTTATCACTCGCCACCGGTTGCGCGCTTGCAACATCATCACGCTTCCCGCCGGCCAATGTCAACGACGTAACGCGCACACTGATCTTTGCCGGATAGTCACCCTTGGCAGGCGTCAACGACACCTCGCCACTAACAACAACCGTCTGGCCTTTCTTCAGGTACGGAGATACTGCCTTGCCGCCCGCACCCCAGTACGCGCAGTCAATCCAGTGCGTCTGCTTCTTGTCGCCGTAGCCGCTGGTGCAGGCCACGGAAAAGTTACACACGTCCGTACCGCCGACCGTGTTGGTACGGCAATCGCCGCCCAGGTTACCGCTGAATGTGAACACGTTCATCCGAAAGTCTCCCCGTCTTCTGGTTGTGCGGCTGGTGCCACGATTGTTTCATCAGTTTCATGCACTTCAATCGGTGCCAGACCTTCAAGCACCTTCAACTGCTCGGCGGACAGTACGCCGGTCTTCTGGCATTGCGCGATGATCTGCTGCAACGTCATCGTTCCTTCCTTCAGTGCCTTCGCCATCGCGGGCACGGCCTTCTGGAACTTGTCCGCCGGATATGCTGTTTCGTCAACAACAAGCAGCGGCACATGGTACGGCTCGGTCTTCTTCTGGTTGATCCGCAACGTGAACGCCAGACCGCGTTCGGAAATGTGCGACATTGCGCGAATGCGAATACCGCCAACGTCGCCTCCTGCGTACTTCACTGACGGTTCGTAGTAAATCTGCACGCGCTTGCCGATCCATGCTGTGGACTCGCGCCCCCATGCGCCGGCCAGCACGCGCAGCATGCCTTTGCTCGGTTTCCACGGGCGGCCGTTGTCGCCATCGAAATACACAAACACCGGCTGCTGTGGCGTCTTGTGAACCTTCACGTCACGGATGCGGATGACCGGTTCCGCACCGACGATATCCAGCGCGTTCAGTTGGTCGCTTTTTGCCTCAAGTGCAAACGATATGTCAGCCATTACGCAATCTCCCCTGCCATTTCGTTATCCATCTGCGCGATGAACCAGCCAGGCATCGCAATCATGTGTGGGCTGCCGTCGATTCCCGGCCATTCGTCACGCGCCAGACAGTCGGCGTAGCGGTTTAGGTCGGCTCGGTACAGTTTGCGGCCGTACTCGACAACATCGTCTGGCAGGCGCACGAACGCGGTGCAGTGCGGCGCGTCTGACTCAACGACTGCAAACGACCAGTCGGTCAGCGTTTCGCCAGTTTCCCACTTGAACACGTCAGCGTAAAACGCCTGCTGTACGTGGTAGCGGTAGTTGACGATTGACTTACCGAACGCGTCGTCGCTGGCATCGGCTGCGGTTTTCAACTCAACGGCGCGGTTGCTGGCCGTCAGCCAGTCAAACCGTGCGCGAACCTGCACACCGGTTACGGGGTCGGTCGTGAAAAACGATATTTCCGCCTCACCAGCGGACGTCAACAGTGCGCGCATGTGCGGGTTACCGTTGACGGCTTCCTGCATGGCAACAATGCGGTCTGCCTCGGTCTGCGTGAGACAGAACTCCTCGCCCTTGGTTTTGACGGCTTCCTTCCAGACAGTCGACCGGCGGTCATCAACCGGCACGATGACGAACTGTTCGCGGAACGCTGCCGGCTCCAAAATTGCCGCGTGCGTTGCGCTGCCGATGGTCATTGCGCGTGTCGGTCCCTTGCGTGGTGCGTAACGAAAATGCGCCGGGCTGCGCGCAATCAAATTAAGGCCCGTCTTGCTGATCGAGTCGTTGCGGCTGTGATAATCCGCGTTTGACATACCATGATAGATCATTGTGTTTCTCCTGTGGTGCGCCGGTTGACATAGCCAGCGGACGGACGCACTATAAGCGGACTTATACACCGCGTCAACAGGGGGACGAATGAAAAAACAGGAAGCCATGGAACTGCTAGAGGCGCGAACGCAGACCGAACTGGCCGACCGGCTCGGCATATCGCAGGCTGCCGTTTCGCAGTGGTCGGAGGAACTGCCAGAACATGCGGTCAGACGCGTGGAGTCGCAGTTGTACCGGCGGATCAACAAGCGGGGGCGTCGTAATGCAACTCCGTGACGACCAACACGAACTGCTGAACGCCGCCCGCCAAGCACTGCGCACGCATCGGCGCATCATCATGCAGGGCAGCACGGGGTTCGGTAAGACGTTTATTGCGCTGACGATCATCCGCAATGCCATCGGCAACGGCAAGCGCGTCCTGTTCCTATGCCATCGCCGCGAACTGGTACGCCAGTCGTCGCGGGCGTTCTGGCTGCAAAACGTGCCGCACGGGATGGTTATGGCCGGCCGCGCTATGTCCAACACGCAGGCGAACGTCGGTGTCATCAATACCGTCGTGAACCGCATGGACAAGATGCAAAAACCCGACATCATCATCGTGGACGAAGCACACCGGTCGGTATCACCCATGTACCTGCGCGTGCTCGAGCAATGGCCGGACGCCATTGTCATCGGGCTGACGGCAACGCCAGAACGGACGGACGGTAAGGGGCTAGGTGCCGCTGGCTACACGGACATCGTGACCGCTCGCCCTATGCGCTGGCTGATCGACAACGGCATCCTGTCAGAGTACGAAATCATCGCGCCGGCATCGTCGCTGTCGCTGGCTGGCGTCGATATCAGGGCCGGCGACTACGCCACCGACCAACTGGCTGCGGCCGTCGATAAACCGACCATCACGGGTGACGCTGTACAGGCGTACATCGACCACGCGAACGGCGAGCGGTGCATGGTGTTCTGCGTCACTATCGAACACTCGCAGCATGTGGCCGAATCGTTCCGGGCGCGTGGCATACCCTGCGAACACGTTGACGGGAACCACACCGACGCCGAGCGTGACGCGATATTCGGCCGGCTGCGGTCTGGCGAGACGCTTGTCGTCACATCGGTGCAACTGGCTATCGAGGGTCTGGATGTGCCTGCTATCAGTGTGGTGCAGTTCCTGCGCCCTACCGCGTCCCTGATCGTGTACCTACAAGCCATCGGGCGCGGCCTGCGCGTCGAACCCGGCAAACGGCGGGCGCTGATTCTGGATCAGGTCGGCAACTGGGCGCGCCACGGGCTGCCTGACGATGTGCGCGAGTGGTCTTTGGAAGGCCGCAAGTCACGCAAGCGCGGCCCGAACGACAACGCGCCGGACGTGAACGTCAAGCGGTGCGCCAAGTGCTACGCCGTGTTCCGTACCGGGCCGGCCGTCTGTCCGTCGTGCGGCGCTCCGGTTCCTGGCGGTGGCCGTGACGCGCCGGAAACGGTTGACGGCACACTGGTCAAGATTGACCAGGACATGGTTCGCCGCGAACAACGTCGCGCACAGGGCGGGGCGCGCACTATCGAAGACCTTGTTGCGCTTGGCGTCCGTAGCGGATTCAGTCATGCAGACCGGTGGGCTGCCAACGTCTTTGCTGCACGCGCCGGCCGTAAACCGACACCGGAAGAATACTCACGGGCGAGGGCTGCATTGTGAACGCCGAAACCGCACTGCAACGCGAAATCATGCTCGCGCTATCCGAGGCTGGCTGCACCGTCTGGCGCAACAACACGGGGGCCGCACACAACGGGCGCGTCATCCACAAATCAGGCAGCACGGTCACGCTGGCCGACTCTCGCATGATCACCTACGGACTGTGCGTAGGGTCGGCCGACCTGATCGGCATACGGCCGGACGGTCGGTTCATCGCCATCGAAGTGAAAACACCGAAAGGCCGCGTCACGTCGGAACAGGAACGGTTCATATTCCACATCCAACTGATGGGCGGCATCGCAGGCGTTGCGCGCTCCGTCGATGATGCACTAACCTTGATTCGCGGATAGGGCGGCCACCCGAAAAGCACCTTGTCAGTGCCTTCCGCGACCCTTACTGACTACCCAACGACTAGGGGAATAACAATGTTTCCGCAAGAACTGCAATCGCTCCGTCAGTGGCTTGTCTGGAAGTTCGAGCCAAACGGCGACCGCAAACCGCGCAAGGTTCCATACTACGTCAACGGTAGCCGGCGTTCTGGTAAGCAGGGCGGCGACGATGACCGCGCCGCACTGACCGACTACGCGACCGCCTGCGCCGCGCTTAACGGATACGAGGGGCTTGGTTTCGCGTTCCTGCCGGGCGACGGTCTGGTCGGTATCGACCTTGACGGCATCACCGAGTCACCCGAACGCGCAGACCGGGCGCAACGCATCATTGATGCCTGCCAGTCGTACACCGAACACAGCCCTTCCGGTAACGGCGTCCACATCATATGCCGTGGCGAGACGGAGACATTCAAGTCCAACATACTCGGCATCGAAGTGTTCAGCGGCCGGCAGTTCTTTACGATGACCGGGCAGCCATACGGCGAGCCGCGCCCGCTCGTTGACGTGTCGGCGGAAGTGTTCGCCAAGATCAAGCGCACCGTCCGCGCCAAGGCACACGACAGCACTGCACCCGTCAGCGCGCCCGTTGTATCGACCGGCGACAAAATCCATGACGCGCTGGCCTACGTGTCTCCAGACTCCGGCTACGAAGAATGGCTGCGCGTCGGCATGGCACTGCATTCCGAACTTGGCGACGGCGGCCTTGGCGTCTGGGATATGTGGTCGTCGCGGTCTGCCAAGTACCCTGGAAACCGCGAAGTCGCATCGCACTGGCGTTCGTTCCGGTCTGGCGGCGGCATCACCATCGCCACCCTGTACGGCATGGCCAAGGACAACGGATGGAAACCGCCGCGCCGTGAGCCGCCACCGGTACGCACGCCGTCCGATGCCCCCACATCGGAACCGACCATCATTGACCCGAAGTCGCCACTGAACACTGCCCGCCAGTTTGTCGCTGAACGGCACACAGACCGCGATGTGGCTACGCTGCATTTCTGGCGCGGCGACTGGTATCGGTGGGCCGGGCACTACTACAGCATGATGGAAGAGGACGAACTCAAGTCCCGACTGTACGGGTTCCTTGAACGCTGCCTTCAATACGACAAGACCGGCAACCTTGAGCCGGTCAAACCCTGCATCAACATCGTCGGTGAGGTGATGGCCGCCTTGCGTGCCACGCAACTGCTGATGATTGAGGACGCGCCGGCATGGATCATCCAGCCAGACGTACCGATTGCGCCGTCGAACATCATCCCGTGTGGCAATGGGTTTTTGATCATTTCCACACGTGAGGTAATACCGTCTACGCCTAAACTGTTCGTCACCGCATCGCTTGACTTTCCCGTCCCTGATAACCCGCCTGCGCCGGCAGAGTGGCACCGGTTCCTTGCCGGCGTCTGGCCGGACGATCCCGGCAGCATCGAATCGCTGGCCGAGGCCATCGGCTACATGCTCACCGACCAGACCGACCAACAGAAGGCGTTCATGCTGGTCGGCCCGAAACGCTCCGGCAAGGGCACCATCCTGCGGATCATTGAGGCGCTTGTCGGCCGACACAACAAAGTTTCCCCGTCGTTCAACTCCCTCGGCACCGATTTCGGCCTTGCGCCGCTGATCGGCAAGCGCATCGCCATGATCAGTGACGCCCGCCTGTCGCACAGGGCGGATCAAGCGTCGATCACCGAGAACATACTCCGCATCACAGGCGAGGACTCGGTATCAGTGAACCGCAAGTTCAAGGACGCATGGAACGGCAAACTGCCGACCAAGTTCCTTGTCGCCACCAACGAACTGCCGTCGTTCTCCGATGCCTCCGCCGCGCTGGCGTCGCGGTTCATCATCTACCGGTTCACGCGGTCGTTCATCGGTAGCGAGGATTTTGGGCTGACCGACAGGATCAAGTCTGTACTGCCAGGCATCTGGATGTGGGCGCTGGATGGCCTTGAGCGCATGCGCACCCGTGGCCGGCTGCTACAGCCCGTCAGCGGGCAAGGACTGGCAGACGAACTGGAAGAAATGACAAGCCCCATCATGCAGTTCGTTGACGACGCCTGCATGATCGGCGGCGCGTTCTCCGTACCGGTCAGCGACCTGTTCACCGTCTGGCTGGAATGGTGCAAGGACAACGGCCGCGACCATCCCGGCACCGTACAGGTGTTCGGTAAACAGTTGACCGCCGCGTTTCCGACCATTACGAAGGCCAGACTGACCGACGACGGCAACCGTGTACGGTCGTACTCCGGAATCCGCGTCAGAACGTCCTATGACTGATCCGCGTCCGCGCAAACCCGGACGGCGTCCGCGCAGCGTCCGCGCAAACGCGAAAATAAAAACGGCTGAAACCCTTGGGAGAGTAAGGCGCGTCCGCGTGTGGTACAGCACGGTACAGTATTTTTAACACGTAAGGAGGGGAAGTCTTATTAGTAGAGAGAGGACGTGTATGTAATAGGGGCGGCTACAATGGTATTGGTCGCGGACGTGCGCGGACATCGCGGCCAGCAACTCACCGAACACGTGTACGCGACCGTCCGTCGCCTCCCCAAAAATAATCCACACAAACGCCGAAACGATGTGTATAGTTACCACATCGGCAGCAAGTGACGCCGACAACCAGACAGGGGAAAGGATCATGATCAAGGTAGACGACCTGCAAGTAGGCGACCGCGTAATGTTCAACAAGGCCTGCCCTGTTTATGTCCGAGAACTGAAAGCAGACCGCGTTATGGTCTCAAAGCAGCAAGACGGCATGGCGCTTTTTTCTATCCCTACAACGTCGGCAAACTTTGAAGACCTTCGTAATCGTGTGGAGTTGGCATGAGCATTGACGAAGAAATTGACGAGGCCTTTGATTATTGGGTCTTTCAGCACAGAAAGTTTATGCTTGATAACAATGAGCGGATTGCGGCATACGCACATCGGAGCAGACTTGATTTTGAGGCAGGTTACCGCGCTGCCGTTGAGTCAGCCAAGAAAACCGAATACAAGTACCAGACATTTGACGGCAGAGTAATAATTCCAAGTGTTTAGGGTTTTCCTAATAACTCAAAAAGGAAACGACAATGACTTTTGAACTCTTTGAGACCGGATCAGACGCACGCGCCGCCAGCCGTTGTGTTTGCACTGTACGCAATGGCGTTTTCTACGATGCGTTCAACGGCCAGTACCGCCCGCAGACTGACGACTTCGGCAACACTGTCGGCGTCCGTCCGATTCCTGCCGCCAATGGCTACCATCACCAAGGCTTCGGACTGCTGTACCTGTACGAACGCCTGCAACTCGCCTAACCACCCGCCCGCTTAACCAGCGGGCAAACCAATACAAGGACGCTAACATGCGCATCACCGTCATCCTTGCATCCGTATGGCTCACCGCCTGTGCCACAACCCCGCAGCCCATCATCGACCGCCAAAACACCCGCTACGACCAGTGCGTCGACCGCATCCACGAACAGGCGGCCAAGCGACCCGTCAACTGGTCGCTGGAAATCGACGCCTGCATGGGGCGCAAGGGCGAGGAATACGACCGATACCAGGCTGCCAAGGATTCCAAGTTGCCGCCGCGCTGGGCTGTGCAGGGTTCCAAGTGACCACACCAACCCCCAAACCCCGCACCACCCGCCGCAACTACACCGTCACGCCCGCAGACCATGCCGCGCTGCTGGCTGTGGGCGATGGGAACGCATCACGCGGCATACGCCGACTCATCGCGCTTGCGGCCATCAACGAACACCGCTAAACTCAAACCTTCGCCAGCCCTACAGCACACTCCAGCCAACCGCAAAAGGCTGTACGTGGCTGGCAACTCACAAGGACGCATCATGGCCTTCCGCGCACTTCACGACATCATCATCGTCAAGCGTGAATCTACCGACTCCATCATTGAGATCGTCGGACACAAGGAACACATCGGCACCGTGCTGGTAGCAGGCCCAGGCAAGTACTGCCAGAACAAGGAAACCGGCGCAGAGTGGTTCGTCCCGATGACAGTCAAGGCCGGCGACCGGATCATGTTCAGCCATCGGGCCGGAATGGAAGTCACCATCGACGGCGAGAAAGTCCTGTCCATGCACGAAGCCGACGTTATCTGCGTACTTGAGCCAGACGCCGCCGTCAGCATGACCGACGATTGGCGGCAGGAAGCCTGCGACGTTGTGGGGACTTACAACGTACACGGCCAGAAGGCTGTGAGGGTGTAATGGCCGAGGGCACCGTCGGAGCGCCGGAAGGCAACGAAAACTCAAGCCGCGATAACAGGATGTGGCGGAATACAATCAAGCGCGCCATTGCGCAGGGCAACCCTGACCGGCTGCGCGCCATTGCCGAAAAGTTGCTGGACAAGGCCGCTGAAGGTGACCTGTCTGCAATCAAAGAGTTAGGCGACCGGCTTGACGGAAAGTCCAGCCAGCAACTGATCGTCAACGGCGATGAGGAAGGCGGCGCGGTCAAGATCGAGCGCATCAAGCGGGTGATTGTTGACCCGAAAGCCTGATGCCAGAACTAGAGATAGCAACCCCTAGATGGGCTGTCCCGCTACTCAAAGACGCTAGATACAAGGGCGCAAAGGGTGGCAGGGGTTCTGGCAAGTCGCACTTCTTCGCAGAACTAGCCGTCGAGGAAATGGTCGCAGACCCCTACCTTGACTTTGTTTGCATCCGCGAAATCCAAAAGTCCCTGAAACTGTCCAGCAAGAAACTGATTGAAGACAAGATCAGGGCGCTAGGCGTTCAGCGCCTTTTCGACATCACGCAGACCGAAATCAGGCGCAAGGGAACCGGCGCTAACGGCATCATGGCGTTTCAAGGAATGCAAGACCATACGGCGGACTCTGTAAAGTCCCTAGAGGCATTTGGCCGGGCATGGGTCGAGGAAGCGCAGAACCTGTCCGAACGGTCATGGACGCTGTTGCGGCCTACCATCCGTGCGCCAGGATCACAGATATGGGCATCGTGGAACCCTGACCTGCCGTCCGACCCTGTTGATGCATTCTTCGCCGGCAGCCCGAACAATAGCGTTCTGGTACACGTAAACGTCGATGACAACCCGTTCAAGACGCAGGAACTGTTGGACGAAATGGAACTAGACCGGCGCATCTACTCGCCGGAGAAGTTTGCCAACGTCTGGGGCGGTGAATACAACCTGACCGTAGACGGGGCCATTTATGCCGCCGAACTGCGGCAGGCTAGGGTTGAGGGCCGCATCACCGAAGTCCCATACGACCCCCTGCTGCCCGTCCATACCTTCTGGGACTTGGGCGTTCTTGACCCAACATCCATATGGTTTGCGCAGTACTCAGGCGGGGAGATACGGATCATTGACTACTACGAGGCCAGCGACCTTGGCCTGTCAGCACATGCGCAAGTCCTGCTGTCCAAGGGCTACCAGTACGGCAAGCACTTTGCCCCGCATGACATACAGGTGCGCGACTTCAGCACCGGCAGAACCCGCCTTGAGGCCGCTGCCGCGCTTGGCATCCGGTTTGAGGTTGTCCCGCGTCAGTCGGTGGAAGACGGCATCCACGCCGCCCGGATGATGATGCCCAAATGCTGGTTCGATTCCATTAGAACAAAAACAGGGGTAAACTCCCTTTCTAATTACCGGCGAGCATATAACACGTCGATGGGAGAGTTCACCGCAACACCCGTACACGACCACACAAGCCACGCGGCTGACGCTTTCCGGTACATGGCTATCAGCCTGACCGAGGAAAAGCCGAAGCCAAAACGGATGGGTGGCAACTTCGGACACTCACAGGCGTGGATGTAATGGGCAAAAAAGCAGACGACGCGATTCTTGCCGAGGTGCGCAAGCGGATCAAAGCCTGCGCAGACGCGACATCCAAGCAACGCCAGCAAATGCTGGACGACCTGCGCTTCGCTGCCGGTGACCAGTGGCCGACCCTCGTCCGGGCGTCACGCGAAGACCCGACACAGCAAGGCGGCCCGCGTCCCTGTTTGACCGTCAACAAGATGAGTCAGTACATCCACCAGGTTGTGAACGACTCGCGCCAGAACGCCCCGAGCATCGACACGCGCCCGGTAGACGACGGTGCTGACGTTGAGGTGTCAGAGATTCTCGACGGTATCATCCGGCACATCCAAGACCAGTCCAGCGCACAAGTTGCCTACGACACGGCCATCGACATGTCGGCCCGCTGCGGGCTTGGATACATTCGGGTGCTGACCGACTGGCAGATTACCAACCCGATGCTGCAAGACATATTCATTCGCCGGGTCATCAACCCGTTTTCGGTCTACTTTGACGAAAACAGCACCGAGCCTGACGGTTCCGATGCACGCTGGTGCGCTATCTGCGACGAAATTGACGCGGACGTGTTTGCCGAGGACTATCCAGACGCCGAGCCGGATGGCATCGACGTGGATTCCATTGGCGACGACATGGCCGAGTGGTATCCCGAGCAGGGCAAGAAAGTCCGCATTGCCGAGTATTTCCGCAAGCGGGAAGTACCTGATACGCTGGTTCAGTTGTCTGACGGCACTATCGCCTACAAGTCCGACCTGCCGCCCGGCCTGCCAATGGGCATCGCCATCGCCCGTGAGCGCAAGGCGTACAAGTGTGTCGTGGAGTGGTACAAGGTCAGCGGCAGTGCCATCCTTGAGCGGTCAACGATCCCGTCCATGTGGATTCCGGTGATTCCCGTCATTGGCGAGGAAATCAATATCGGCAACGTGCGTATCTTGCGCGGTCTGGTTCACTCGGCCCGCGATGCGCAGATGATCTACAACTACATGCAGTCGGCTGCCGTTGAGCGTGTGGCATTGGCACCGATCCCGCCTGTGATTGCGGCTGCCGGGCAGGTTGAAGATTTCCAGTCCGAGTGGACAAGCAACAGCAACGTCAAGGTGGCACGCTACAATCCGGTGTCGGCTGGCGGTCAACTGTTGGGCGCTCCGCAGCGCACGCAAGCCCCTGACGTGCCGACCGGCTTCCTCGCCATCGCCAACCGTGCAGAGCAGGACGTACAGACGACCCTCGGCATGTACAACGCATCGCTTGGCGCGGAGAGTAACGAGAAGTCTGGTCGCGCAATCATGGCCCGCCAGCGTGAGGCAGACGTTGCCACGTTCCACTTCGTTGACAACCTCGCCCGGTCTATCCGTCATGTCGGCCGAATCATTATCGACATGATTCCGAAGGTCTACGACACCGAGCGCGTGGCCCGCATCCTTGGCAACGATGGGGAAACCAAGACGGTACAGATCAACCCCGACCAAGCCGAGGCCGTCCGCGAGTACCGCGACGAAATGGGCGAGATACAGAAAATCTACAATCCTGGCGTCGGCACCTACGACGTTACGGTAAACGTCGGCCCGTCCTACACCAGCACGCGGCAAGAGGCCGCCGAGGCCATGATGCAAATGGTGCAGGCTGTCCCGCAACTGATGCCAGTGATTGGCGACCTGATGATCCGCAACATGGACTGGCCGGGCGCGGAAGACATTGCCGACCGCCTGAAAAAGACGCTGCCGCCGAACCTGCAAAGCGACGACGAAGACACCGAGGAGTCGCCGCAGATGGCCGCCCTCAAGCAGCAAGTACAGCAGGTCATGCAGGGTGCCGCGCAGAAGATCGAGCAGTTGACTGCCGAGTTGCAAGCAGCCAAGTCTGGCGACCGTTACAAGGAAATCCAGTTGCAACTGGAAGCCGAAAAGATCGCCTTGGACAAGTACAAAGCCGACCTGAACGCCGCCATGCAGCAGGACAAACAAGCGCACGAGTCCCGCATGGCGCTGGCTATGCACGTCAACAAGAACAAGCACGACATCGACATGGTGGAAGCCAAGGCCGAAGCCGATATTGCCGTGAACATGGCAAAGGCCGGTCAGTCGGGTGCGGTTGACGTGTCGCTGTCCGTAGATGATCAAGGCGTTGCGTTATAACCGAATCGAATATAGACTTGACTTTGCTAGAACTTACCGGCCAGTCAGACCGGGGTAAATCGTGGGTATCCCATGTCAGAACTTGAGCAGGTGCCGACAACCGAGGCCGAAAAGCCTGAATTGGTCGAACCCCCGAAAGGGGAAACCGTAGCGGAAACGGGTGAAGCACCGCAGGAAGGGGAGGCGAAAACCCCAGAGGAAGGCAAACCGCACAAACGGTCAGCCGGAATTGAAAAACGCATGAGCGAGTTGACGGCCAAAAGACGCGAGGCAGAGGCCCGCGCTGAAGCCGCTGAACAACGATTGGCAGAACTGACTGCGCAGCCAGACGCCGAGGGTGAAAAACCCCCGTCGCTTGACGACTTCAACACCTACGAAGACTTCGTAGACGCGAAGGCGCGATATGCAGCCCGCCAAGAGTTCAAGGCGCAACAGCGTACCGCTGCCGAGGCTGGAAAGAGTGCTGCTAATGGGCAGCGTGAGGAAGTGTTGAAGGCTGGCTTTGCGGCGCAAGTCGAAGATGCCAGAACCCGATACACCGACTTTGACGCTGTAGCGTTTGACCCGAAAGTGCCGGTAACGGCGGCGATGCAGGCTGCAATCCTTGAGTCTGACATGTCCGCAGACGTTGCCTACCACCTAGGCAAGAACCCAGACGTAGCGTTCCGACTGGCAACCATGTCTCCGTTGGCTGTGGCTCGTGAGATTGGCAGGATTGAACAGACCATTCTGTCCACTCCTGCGGTAGTGAAAGCCACGCAAGCGCCTGATCCGATCAGTCCGGTAGGTCAACGCTCTGCCCCCGTGCAGAAAGACCCCGACCAGATGACAGACGCAGAATACTTCGCGTGGCGGAAATCCCAAAAATCCGCGAGGTAATTTGACATGAGCAACGCGACCCTTTCCCCGACTGCGGTTACGCGCCGCGCTCTGGAACGCCTGCAAAACAACTTGGTTTTCACCAAGCAGATCAACCGCTCCTACGATTCCTCGTTCGCCAACGAGGGCGGCAAGATCGGTACGTCTCTGAAAATCCGCCTGCCGAACCAGTACACGGTCCGCACCGGCGCTGCACTGGCCGCACAGGACACGTCGGAAGATTCCGTCACCCTGACCGTTGCCACGCAGAAAGGCGTTGATGTCAACTTCAGTTCTTCGGAACTGACCATGAGCATTGACGACTTCAGCGAGCGCATCCTGGAGCCGGGCATGGCTGAACTGGCTGCCAACATCGACTTCACCGGCATGGGTCTTTACAGCGACATCTACCAACTGGTAGGCACCGCTGGCCAAGTCCCCAACACCGCGCTTGTGTACCTGCAAGCCGGCCAGAAGTTGGACGAATCAGCAGCCCCCGGCGACATGCGCCGCATGATCATCAACCCGGCAGCCAACGCCAACACGGTAGACGCGCTGAAAAGCCTGTTCAACCCGTCCGGCAAGATTGCCACGCAGTACGAAAAGGGCTTGATGGGCAAGAACGCGCTTGGCTTTGACTTCTACTCCTCGCAGTCGGTCAACGTCCACACCTGCGGCACGCGCACCAACACGACCCCGATTGTCAACGGCACCGTCACAAGCGGTTCCAGCATCGTGGTGTCTGGCGCTGGCAACGCGGTCACCTATACCGTAGGTGACGTGTTCACCGTTGCGGATTGCTACGCGGTCAACCCGCGCACCAAGCAGTCCACCGGGTCGCTTCAGCAGTTCGTGGTCACCGCCGCCAACACGTCGAGCGGTGGAGGCGCTGTTACCTTGGCTGTTTCTCCGGCCATCGTGACTAGTGGCGCGAAGCAAAATGTGTCCTCGACTGGCGTTGTCAGCGGCAAGGCGCTCACGTTCTTCGGTGCCGCTTCCGCGGTGCTGGCACAGAACGTCGCGTTCCACCGTGACGCCTTTGCTCTGGCCACTGCCGACCTGATTGTTCCGAAGGGCGTTGACTTCGCATACCGTGCTGTCAACGATGGCATGTCGCTGCGTGTCGTGCGTCAGTACGACATCAACAACGACCTGTTCCCATGCCGCATGGACATCCTGCACGGCTTCAAGACGATCCGCCCGGAACTGGCCTGCCGCGTCAGCGCCTAAACAAAGCGGGCCGGTTAGCCGGCCCTGCTTTCAATCATTTGAGGAGATACAAAAATGGCTATCAATCAAGTTGGTGACGGCGGGCCGGATGGCGTCAAGTTGCCGGCCACGAAAGTCGGATTCTACGGCACAACCCCGATTGCACAACCTGCGACCGTTGCTGATGCGACTGACGCGGCTACTGCAATCACCACGGTCAACACCGTTATTGACCGTTTGCAAGCACTCGGTCTGATCGCTTCTGCCTGATGAAAGAGGCGGGCCGGCTGTTCATCGCCTCGCCCGCCTACTCGGGTACGTATTGTGCTGAATACGTTGAGTCACTGGTCGCTACGACCAAGGATTGCAGCGCGCACGGGATCAAAACGCTTTACAAGCAAGTGAACGGCGTCCACTGGATTGATATAGCGCGGGACATCCTGGCGCATATCTTCCTGCACACGGACTGCACGCACATGCTGCAAGTCGATTCAGATTTGGGTTGGAGTCCTGACGCGCCGCGAAGGATGATGGAACGTGACCTGCCGATCATCGGTGGAGTCTATCCATTCCGCGCAGACATCGAGACGTTTCCGACCGCGCACCACGGGTTACAGGGTGGGTTTATGATGATCCGCCGTGACGTGATAGAGAAGATGGCCGCTCCGTTGCCGAAGTACAAGTGCGCTGCGCTGCCTTGGGGACAAATGCACGTTGCGCCGCTGTTCACGCGCATCATGCGAGAGGACGGATATACCGGCGAGGACTTCGCATTCTGCAGTCGGGCTTTTGACGCAGGGTACGAAATCCACGTAGAGGACAACATTGACTTCGCGCACGTCGGTTCTAAAGCGTGGCGCGGTAATTTTGCGAACCGGAGTCAATGATGGCGACCGCACAACAACTGATCAATCAATCACTCCGCATCCTTGGCGTTATCGGTGCAGGCGAGACGCCTTCTGCCGAGGATTCCACCGACGCGCTGACGGCCCTGAATGGCATGCTGTCGTCGCTGTCGCTTCAACGCCTGTCGGTCTACGCCGAGGCGCTAGATAGCAAGACGCTTATTCCGTCGCAGCGCGCCTATACCATCGGTACCAGCGGCACTCCCGACTGGTCAACGCAGCGGCCTAACGCCATCAAGTCGGCATTTGTGCGTGTTGGCCAGAATGACTATCCCGTTCAGATCGTTGACCAAGACACCTACGACGGGTTCGTAGACAAGTCCGTTTCCACCGACATCCCAAATCGGCTGTTCTACGACTCGACCGCGCCGAACGGGACGATCTACATGTACCCGACGCCATCGGCAGCCAATGTGCTGTACATCCGTGCGTGGCGTCTGATCGAGTCGTTCGCGTCACTGTCCGAAGACGTAGACCTTCCCACCGGATGGGTAAACGCGCTCAAGTGGGCGCTGGCACGCGAACTGTCAGCCGAGTACGGCAAGCCGATCACGCAAGACATCGAACGTATGTATCTTGAGTCGCTCGGCAACATCAAGCGCCTGAATGCTTCAGGAAATCCCATCCTTGGCGACCTGTCAGAACTGACGCGCCGTGGCCGGTACAACGTCTACACTGATCAGGGTGGTTAAATGGCTCGCATCGGTATCGTCGGGCCTGCCTACGCGCTGAACGACGTGGGAGCCGCTGCGCAGCGGTGCGTTAACCTGTTCCCGCAAGCCATCGAAGTGCCGAACGAGCCGGCGCGGATCATGCTGCGCAGTACGCCAGGATTGGCTGTCGCCGCCACGGTTGACGCTTCCGAACCTGTGCGCGGTGCCATCAACGTCGGCAACGGGCTGGCGCTGGTCGTCTGCGGCACTGGCGTGTACACGGTCACCACGGCCTACGTTGCCACGCTGGTCGGCACGCTGGTCACCTCGCAGTCGGTTGTGTCTATGGCGTCTAACGGTCAGGAAATAATGATCGTTGACGGCCTGAACGGTTATTACTACGACATCAATGCCAACACACTGACGCAGATCAGCGACCCTGATTTCCCGGGCGGCGAGATTGTCTGTTTCATTGACGGCTATTTTGTTGTCAGCGACCCTGACACACAGGACATCTACATCAGCGGCATCTACGACCCGTCAACGTGGGCGGCGCTCGACTTTGCGGCTGCCGAGGGTGACCCTGACAACATCGTTTCACTTGCCATCCTCAACTCCCAGATATGGGCGTTTGGAGAATCGACTGTTGAGCCGTTCTACAACTCGGGCAATGCTGACTTTCCTTTCGCCCGCGTGTCCGGTGCGCTGATTGAGAAAGGCTGCGGCGCTGCGCACTCGGTCGCCAAGTGTGACAACTCGGTATTTTGGCTGTCCGACCAACGTGTTATCTATCGCTCGCAGGGCTATCAGGCCATGCGTGTGTCAACGCACGCTATTGAAGAATCCATTGCGCGTTACGACACCGTGAGCGATGCCATCGGCATGTCCTACGAACAGGAAGGCCATTCGTTCTACGTGCTGACGTTCCAGACGCAGGGTGTAACTTGGGTTTACGACGCTGCCACGGGCCTGTGGCATGAGCGCGGCGAGTGGAAGGAAATCGACCAAGGCACATACGGCTTCGGTCGCTGGCGCGCAAATTGCCTGTGCTACTTCAACGACGGCATTCTGGCCGGCGACTATGCAAACGGCAAAATCTACACGTTAGACCTTGACACCTACACCGACAACGGCGTCGGCATCATCCGTCTGCGTACCAGTCCGCACGCCCGTGCAGGTTCGTTCAACCGCATATTCCACAAGTCCCTGACACTGACGATTGAAACCGGCGTCAACGGCATGACTGACGCGATTCCCATGCCAGAGCCTCAGATCATGCTGCGCTGGTCTAACGACGGCGGCTACACATGGGGCAACGAACTGTGGCGCTCACTTGGCGCGCAAGGCCAGTACAGCCTGAAAGTAGACTGGCACCGGCTCGGCATGGCCCGCACCCGCGTGTACGAAATCCGCGTCAGTGACGCCGCCCGTGTGTCGATCATCGACGATGACCTAGAGGTCGCAGCCGGTGCCACTTAATCTGATCCCGCCGCCGTTACAGCATCCGGTTATCGGGCCTAACGGCATGGTCACGGTTGCGTGGGCGTCCTACTTTCGTTCCCTGTCCACAGCGATAGATGGCGAGTTCGCCGGCCTGACCGCTGCGGATATTGGGCTTGGCAACGTGCAGAACGTAGACCAGACCGATGCAGACAACCTGACCAGCGGCACCGTGGCGACCGCAAGGCTGCCGGACGCCGCACTGATCGGCTATGCACTGATGGGCTATGGCGTGAGTTCAGGCGCGCTGACGGACGGTCAGACGCTCTATTGGGGCGGTCAGCCTGGGGAGTCCGTCACCACAACGCCAGCAGTCCGCAAAATCTACATACCGAAAGCGGGCACCATCACGGCCTGCTACGCATGGGCGCTGGCCAGCACAACCGGCAGCGGTGAAGCATGGCCGCTGTACATTCGGGTTAACGACACGACCGACTACCTGATACAGCAGACCGTTGCTGCGGAGACTTACCGATTCTGGGGCCGCGTTGACGCTTCAGTGCCGGTCGAGGCTGGCGACTTCATAGAGTTCAAGATGGTCAACCCGACATGGGCGAGCAACCCAACGATAGACGGGTTCGGCGGGTGCGTGTATGTGTCCTAATGGCATAACGGCGCGTGACCTTATAACCAAAACGTGCGAACATTGCATTTATAGTTGGCTGGTACAGCCGTAGGAGTCGTGATATGGGTCCAGGTATGGCAATGGCTGCCGATGCGGGCATTAATTTGCTCGGCTCATACATGGCCAGCAAAGCGCAGAAAAAGGCGCAGGCCCGCGATCAGGCATTCCAACGGGAAATGTTCCAGAAACAGGTTGACTTGCAGCAGCCGTGGCGGGATACCGGCATCGGTGCGCTGTCTGACCTGCGCAGTCTGATGTCCGACCCGTCGAAACTGCAAGATTCTGCCGCCTACCAGTTCCGGCTTGGCGAAGGCCAGAAGGCTGCCGAACGCAACCTTGCGGCCCGTGGTGGCACGCTTGGCGGTGGTGCTTTGCGTGAACTTACCCGCTACGGTCAGGGCATGGCTTCGGACGAGTTCACAAACCAGTTCAACCGGCTGGCATCCTTGGCCGGCATCGGTCAGTCTGCGACCAACGCAACGAGCAACGCCATCGGCAACTACGCGCAGGCCGGCAGCAACGCTATCACCGGCATGGGCAACATCAACGCATCGTCCTATCAGGGTGCCGCCAACGCCATCAGCGGCGGGATTGGCGATTACATGAATTACAACCTGATGAGGGACTTGTATGGCGACGGTGGCGGCAGCGGCGGTTATTCCGGCGGCATGAAAGCCCCACGCGCTGACACGGGGTACTAACCCATGCCAATCGACTACCGCATCCCCGCTGAAATCGGCGCAATCCGCAGCCGGATGATCGACCCGATGACGCTGGCGAACTTGCGTGAGCAGGTAACGCTGCGCCGTGAAAAACAGGCGCAAGAACAGGCGCAAATGGAGCAGCAGAACACGCTGCGGAACTTGCTGTCGCAGACGGTCACACCTGAAGGCCAAATCAACCAGAACGCCTTTGCCGCCTACATGCAAAGCGGCGGCGACCCGCGTGACGTTGCGGCTGTTCGGCAGTCGATTATGGGGCCGCAGGAAACGGCGAAGTTTACCGCGCCGCGAACGGTGCGAGACGTTGTACGCGAAGGCAAGTCCGGACAGTTGGTTATTACTCCGGAAGGTGAGCGGTTCGAGCCGTATCCGGAAGAAAAGCCGGCAGCACCCAAGTCTCCGCAGCGCGCCCCGCTTGGCTACCGCTACAAGGACGACGGTTCGCTTGAGCCGATCCCCGGCGGCCCTGCGGCTGGTGGTGGCATTGGTGGAAAACCGCCGACCGAGAGTCAGCAGAAGTTCTCCTTGTACGCGCAGTCGCTTGGCGATGCGTTGCCGTCTCTCAATCAGTTGTATGCGACTGGCTATCAGCCGTCGCCGGCGGCATTGAAACTGATTGCACTTGACCCGACCGCGTGGAGTACTAGTGGCTTGATGGGCGGAATGAGTCAGCCAGACCTTGAGTGGGCAAGTCTTGTTCAGGGCATTTCTGACGCAATCGTGCGCCCCCGTTCTGGCGCGGCAATCACCGCAGGCGACGTTGCCAATACGCTGTCGGCCTATATCCCGCTGCCAAGCGAAGGGCCGGAAACGCGCCGCCGTAAAATGGCGAACCTTGAAAAGCAGCGCACCTATCTGATGAACATTTCCGAGGGTCGCGGCGCTGGCATCAGTAAAC